AAACGGCCGCATTAGATCCTGAAAGATATGTCTATGACGTTGAAATAACCTCTAGTACTGGTACTGTAACAAGAGTTTTAGAGGGAATTATAACTGTGAGACCTGAAGTAAGTACCTCTTAATTATTTCATATTATAGATTAAAATTAATATAAATATAAGTAAAAAGAGAGATTTGAATGGCTAACATAACTGCTAGGATCAGTTCACCTACATCTGCTGGACCACAAAAAGTATCAGTAACGATACCATCTGGTGCCACTTTACAAAACAGTTCATTACAATTAAAATTATTAGGCGATGTAGATACGACAACTGAAGGATTAGCTGATGGCTCTTTATTACAATATAGATCAAGTGACCAAAAGTTTGTTACAAGAACAAACATCATCACAACGACAGGAAATTTAACACTTAACGGTGGAGAATATTAATAAATGGCAACTATAATTAAGATAAAAACGTCCAGTGGTATAGGTAAACCAGCTACAGCCAAAATCGGAGAGCTTTCGTATTCATACGCTGCAGGTACTTATAATACATTAGGAGATAAACTCTTTATAGGTGTTGGTCCAATTGATGGTAATGGCGATGCCTCGGTACAAGAGGTTATTGGCGGTAAGTATTTTACAAATTTATTAGACCATCAACCAGGAGTTTTAACAGCATCATCAGGCCTTATTGTAGATTCAAATAAAGTAATTGACGAAATAATTATAGGTAACAGTACAACTGTTGGTGGTGGAATTAAATTTAATGAAGGAACAAATAATGGTACTTCTGCTATTACTATTAAATCTCCTGACTCTCTTGCATCAGGTTATACTTTAACTTTACCTACAGCTTTAGGTTCAGCTGGCCAGTTTTTAAAAACAGATGGTTCAGGAAATTTAGCCTTTGAAACTATTTTTTCTAGTTTTACAATTACAGGCGATACAGGTACAGATACATTTACTACAAATGAAACTTTAGATTTTCAAGGTAACTCACAAGTTGTAACTGCTGTTACAAATAACCAAGTATCATTTTCAATTGCTAATAGTTCAATTGGCACAACACAGTTAACAGATGCTGGTGTTACAAACGCAAAATTAGCAAACACTTCTGTTTCTTTAGGTGCTCAGACACTTACTTTAGGTGCTGCGGCAACAACTGACATTTCAGGATTAACTTCTTTAGTCGTAGATGACATTTCAATTAACGGTCAAACAATATCAACTGCTCAGGAGTTGTTAATTAATACTACTGCGTCAAATAAAGATATTACTTTAACTCCTCACGGAACAGGTACAGTTAAAGTTCCATCAGGTTATAAAGACCGTGCAGGATTTACTACAAACTCACTTGCTACAAAAGAGTATGTTGATTCTGTATCACAAGGATTAGATGTTAAACAATCTGTTGTAGTTGCAACAACTACAAATTTAAGTGCTACATATGCTAACGGTACTTCAGGCGTAGGTGCTACATTAACTTATGGTTCTGCTGTTACAACACTTGATGGTATATCATTAACGAACGGCGATAGAATTTTAGTTAAAGACCAAACAACTTCAAGTCAAAACGGTATATACGTAAGAACATCATCAACAGTATGGACAAGATCAGATGATGCAAATACGTCAATTCAATTAACAGGAGGTTCTTTTGTATTTGTAGAACAAGGTACAGCAAATGCAGATAATGGTTACGTATTCACACACGAGGGAACACCTACAATAGGAACTACACCTTTAACAGTTGGTCAGTTTTCAGGTGCAGGACAAATTACAGCAGGATCTGCTTTAACAAAATCAGGTAATCAATTAGATGTTGCAGTAGATAACAGTTCAATAGAAATTACAGCAGATGCATTAAATGTAAAAGCTTTAGGTATTACAAATGCTATGTTATCAGCAGAGCCTCTTCCTAGAAATAAATTAGGAAATTACCTTTTCTTCAAAACTTCAGATGAATCTTCATCACAAGGACAAGTTGGATTAGAAGAAACTTTAGAATTTTTAGCAGGCGAAGGAATTAATACATCAGTATCACAAAACAGAATTACAATATCAGGAGAATTAGCAACTTCAGCAAACGCTGGTGTTGCTTTTTTCCCTACTGCAAACTTTTTAGTAACAAGTGGTTCAGTAGCAATAACAACAATAGACGGAGGAACATACTAATGGCATTTTTAGCTTGGCATATTATAGCAATACTTACAGTTATGGCCGGTTCATTTTTAATCGGATACAGTATTGGTAAAAAAGATGAAAAAGTTAATTACAAATTTGCAGATAAATTAAAAAATATTTTTAAAAAATAATTAAATTATGACAACTGTAATTAAACCAAAACGCTCTACTGTTGCAGCATCCATACCTACATCAGGACAATTAGAGATAGGTGAATTAGCCATCAATATACCTGATGGTAAACTTTATACTAAAGATTCAGCAGGTACAATTAAGGAATTAGGTGGTGCCGGTTCTGTTTCACTTCAAACCGTTACAAACACCGGTGCTATTACAACAAACGATATTACACTTAACGGTGCAAATTTAATATTTGAAGGATTAGTTGCAAATGCTTTTGAAACAACTTTAACTGTAGATGAACCTACAGCAGATAGAACAATCTCATTACCAAATATAACGGGCACGGTTATTACTACAGGCAACCTATCAAGCATTACTTCAACAGGAACATTAACTGGTTTAAATATTTCAAGTTCAAATTTAAATTTGCAACAAAACGTAAACATTACTTTTGAAGGTGCTACGGACGATAGTTTTGAAACAACACTTACTGTGTTAGACCCAACAGCAGATAGAACCATAAATTTACCTAATCAATCAGGTGTTTTAGCAACAGATGGAGATGCTTTAGCTTATTCAATAGCTTTTGGAAATTAAAAAATGGCTAGTTCTTTTAAAAATGCAGGAATGATTGTAGGTACAACTGATAATTCAAGTGCTAATCTTTATACGTGTCCAGCAGCCACATCAACAGTTATTCACGCATTATATATTTCAAATAAAAGTTTAACTAACGTAGCAAATGTAGATATTAAAGTAACTATTGACGGTGGAACTACATTTAGACATATAGGTAAATCACTATCAATTGAACAGGAAAACACTTTAGTTTTAGATAAACCTATAAATTTAGAGGCTAATGATATTATAAGAATAGTAGCATCAGTAAATCCAGACTCTTCATCTCCGGATGTTGAAGCTTTTGCAAGTATTTTGGAAATTACATAATTAAAAGATTATGATGTATAAATATAGAAGTAATTTAAGGAATTTTTAGAAATGGCATATTTAGTTACTAAAGAAAATACAAAATATAAAACATATACTGATGAGTATGCTTTTCACGGATTAAATAGAGATGCTACTGGACTTTTGTCATATACTAAAGTTTTATTATCATCAGATGATACTGTTTCTCTTACAGAAGGAACAGGATTTGCATATGGAGGTTTACAAGATTTGCAAGATAATCTTGATAATGAAGGTAAGAATATAAATTTAAGTAGAAAAGATTTAGACGAGCCTGATACTTCAGACAAGCAAAATAACTATGCAAAAAGAAAATACGACCAGATAAGATTTGATAAAGATAAATTAATATATTTTATGAATGCTGATGGATTTTTAGTAGCAAGATATTTAAAAGATTTTACCTTTAGTGATACTAACGGTGCAACAAGAAATTGGAGACAATAAAAAATGGCAGATTTTATATTAGGTAGACTTAAATTTAATTGGAGAGGTGATTGGGTTATATCTACAGCATATGTAAAAGATGATATAGTAAAATATGGTGCTAATACATATACTTGTTTAGTAAACCATACTTCTTTAGGTACAATTCCAGGATTTTATACAAGTTTATCAGCAGGCAATTGGTCTTTACATTCAGAAGGTTTAAATTTTGCTGGCGATTGGACAGCAGCTACATTTTACAAATTAAATGATTTAGTTAAATTTGGCGCATATCAATATCGTTGTATTTTACAACACA